TTCTCGGTGATGCGTCTTTCAGAACCGGCAAGAAACGGGACCGTGGCAATGGAGGCAACAAGCCCTTCAGCCTGTGTGATGATAGTCTTGCCCGTGGCTTTGATGATATCATGGATAGCCCACCCCTCAAACACATCACCGCCCATTGAATTGATATGAACTATCAGGGTGTCTGCGTCTTTGTTGTCGGTAAGCTGCTTATTGATATCTTTGAGGTTGACCGCCCCGTACTTTGGGGCTTCTTCATCCTGCCAGGGGATGATCTGACCGTAGATAAAAATGTGTCCTTCCATATTACTTTGTCGTAGTTCAAATACGACGTTGTTTTACATTGACAAAAATACGTCATGACTGTTGCGAAGTCCATAGCAAATACCTATCTTTGTCCAAGTCTGGACAAAAGCAATGAGCGACAACAAAGAAGAGCCTGATTTTCAGTCGTTACTTGAAGGAGTGACAATAGAGATAAGAAACTACCGGGACAACATCAAAGACTCCCGCCGGGCCCTGCGCAACTGCGCAAAGGATGAGCGTCGGATGTACCGCAACGTCATCAAATACAATCGCAAACAACTTAGGGAGGCAAAAAGCAAACGCCGTTTTATAGAGGCGCAGGCTTCATCGACATGGTGGATATGGATGATCGCCGTTGCCCTCTGTGTTGTCCTGATGCTTGTCTTTCCGGGTGCCTCGCTTGCCCTGATCTTCTCCCCGCTGTGGATTATTCTGGCCGTTGGGCTTGTTGTGGTACTATTCCTAAGTAAGAAATGATCTACACCCCTGATGAATATGCAAAAGTTTATCCCTTTGGAGGCGTGTTTCTCTCTGCCCGCAGCATCAAACGCCGATGCCGGACGGGTAGATTACCCAAAGGCCACATCGCTCACAAGAAATCAGGGGGCTGGATTATTGAAGTATTGCAGTTTTCAGGTATGACAAAGGGTTTCAATATCGTATTAACACCGAAAAAACATGAAAGTCAGTTATAGTAATTATCCGATATTGGAGTTTATTGAAAAGGGTTCAGTATCTAATATGAATGTTCATATTACAGATAAAGATTGGTTTGATAATCATATTGACGAATATGTAAGAGCCTTTGCACTATGCTCGGGACAATCGAAAGCCAATATAAATGTTGTATCGGAGCCATTCCTTAATGCCGTACAGCGTACATATGATAAGTTAGGCGATTTAATGAGAAACATTTTAAATGATGATACCCTTCCTTTTGATATGTCTGGCGTTTTCGTATTAACGAAAACAGTCCACATGGTTGATATTCACAAAGAAGGCAACAACATCTATTGGACGTCCTTTGCTTTTCATAAAACGGGAGTACCAATATTGTATTCAATTTTGGCCGCAACAAATGGCTTTGACGAGGGGCATTCATGGGTTAGTAAAGAGTGGCCTATCATTAATAGTATAAATGAAACGGCTGTCACGGACTTATACACGGTATGCGCAATTGGATTACTTAAAACTTACGCCGAAGTTGAGATAAAACACCTTGCCCCCGGTCAGCGACTGAAGGATATAAACTGCAAGTATGTAAACGATACCAAACTCTCCCTGATATATCTTGACAGCAAATGGTTCACAACACTTGTTAAGTCTGACGCATTTAAAGTGAGAGGGCACTTTCGTTTACAACCTTACGGACACGGACTAACGCAAAGGAAGTTGATTTATATCACGGATTATATGAAAACGGGATACACCGCTCCAGCAAGAAAGCTGAGTGCCGGACCGCAACCGGAAGTTTAAAGCTCCCCTGCCTGCTTAACCTGCACTTTCCTCTGATCAACATACTGAAAATCCTCAAGTACAAGCACCGTCTGTGGCTGTGAGACATTGGTGACATAGGTTGACTGCGGTACTGTGGTCATCTGTGAGCTGCCTCCCGTACCCGCTATGCCTGAGATAGAAGCATCGGCACCACCGGAGCCACCTTTGCCCGCTTTCATGATGTTACGGACAGCAGCGATACCTGTTGCAATGGCCGTACCTGCTGCGATAGACTTGATGACTATCCCTCCGGGGGTTTCTGCAAAGGCTGACATTGCTCCCTTATAGGTATTGATAACCGTCTGGACTATTGCAGCGGCCTTGCCGAGTTTGGTTTCCTGATCAAATAATCCTCCGATAGCTCCCACGAATCCCCCGACGATATCCAGCTTGGCCTTCTCTTTCTCAAAGGCAATCTGCTTCTCAATAGCTGCAAACTTCCTTGTGATGAGAGAAACGTCCGCCCCGGTCTTGAGTGCTGCCTGTATCTCTGCCTCCTGTTCACGGGCGAGCAGGTCAAGCTCTGCCTGGAACCGGTCGTTCATCTCTACCTCACGGGCGATCCTTTTGTTGTCAGCATCGATAAAGGCTTTCTCAGCACGGAAGGCAGCAAGCTCATCATCCCACTGCTTCTGCTTTGCGATCTCGGCAAGCCTGAGAGCTTCCTTTTCTTCGATCTTCTTACGCTCAAGCTCAACCTCGGCCAGCATCTCTGCCTCTGCCATCTTGTACTGCTCGTCGTAATACTTCCGGGTAACCTCGTTCTCTTCGGCCAGCTGCTTTTCTCTGTCGGTCATCTCCTTCTTTAGAAGGCCGGAGATCTGCGAAGCCATCTCTTTCTTTTGCATGGAGGCCTGACCCTCAAGATCGATGTACTGAGCGATCAGTTCGTTTACCCTCTTGCGGTCCTCGTTTGTAGAATTACTCAGGCCTATCTCTTCGAGGGTTATCTGCTTGCCTTCATTGCGTACCTGGTTCAATCTCTCCTGAACCTTTATGAGATCCGTCGTGCCGAGTTCATTGGCTATCTTCGTAAGCAGAACGTTCTGCTGCGCCTTGGACTCTTCCTCAATCAAGCGGTTTGCCCGCTGCATCAAGGTTATCCTCTCGGCCTCGGTTTTGTTCTGGTCAGCGGCCAGCTCCCTCAGTCTGTTGATCTCCGTCCGGCGTGCAGCAGACACTACGAGTAAATCAATCTCTTTGTCCTCAAGCTGCTCAAGCATATCCCTTAATTCCCCGGCAAGCCTTACGTCCCTTGCAATCTCATCACCCATACCCGCAAAGGTTCCTTTCAGATCCCGGAGCTTACCTTCGCCGGAGAATATCTTCGAGATAGCCAGTGATAGGTTTTCAACTCTCTCCCATACCACGCCAATGACAGCCTTGAGTTGGTCAAACTTCTTCTTCAGCCGGTCACCACCTTCTTCTGTGTTCTTGAAAGCCTTGAATAGTTCCGCAATAACGGCAATGATTGCGGTAATAACCAATACGAGAGGATTAGATAAGAATACCTTAGCTGCTTTACCCAACGCCGAAAAGCCCGAAACAGCATTGCCGAGAGGTCCGGGAAGTCCTTCTATTTGTGTTTTTACGTTATTAAAGCTCATTTTTTGGGAGATCAATATGTTATTGTTCTCCTTAATCTTAGCCGAGTTTACGGCTATTTCCTGACTGAGCTTTTCATACTGTTTACGCCCCTCCTCCGTTGCTAAATCAGCATTTCGCATTGCTTTGCGAATTTCCTCATTTCTCTCTTTTAATGCACGTAACTCTGGAATCAGTTTATTGACAGCCTCTTCGTAGTTCCCGATGTTCATTTTCTGCTGGATGGCAGCGTCAGAGTTCTTTTTGATGAACTCGGTGTTGCGGTTTATCTGTGCAATGTACTCCTTCTGTGTCTTTTGTCCGGCCTCTGTTGTCAGGTCAAGGGCACGGAGTGATGCACGGAGCTTTTTGTTCTCTGCATCGAGCTTCTGAATGGTGCCCAGCTCTTCATTTTTGGCAGAGATAGCACCCTCAAGTACCCTTTGATTGTTCTTATACTCTGCCTGAAGCCCTGAGACTGCTGTTTTGTTGGCCTCAATAGCCTTGGCGTTCTCCTTATACTGGTCCGTATCCTTGCGGTTGCCCTGGCGCAGTACCTCCTGAGTGGCCTCAAGCAGCTTGGTTTCCTCATTGAGTTCACGCATTCTCTCTTTCAGGTTTGCCTGCGCCTCAAGCACGTCTTTGTAGCCTATCTCAAGCTCGGCGATCTTAATCTTATCTACGGTTGCCATTATAGTATCACTGTGTAGTTTGCAGATGTCTCGGGGTAGGTGCCGCTTTCATATCCTACCTTAAAAGTGAAGTCAGTATCCGGTAGTTCAAGAACCGTTAACCCGGTAATGTCAATGAACTCCGTGGTCACCATCGGGGGTAGCATCAAATCTTTATACCCGCTTCTCACCAGTACAGCCCCGTTGTAGATTGCCCAGAACAACCGCCGCAAGCCACCGTCAACACTCAGCATCTCGACAGAAGGAGCAGGGCTAAAGGCTTCAAGGTAAGTTTGTGTGCCAATAGTATCAACGCTCACAAGCAGCATCTCATCCATCCTGCAGGTGACAAGCTCCACCTTTGTGCCGAAGGTGATAGTGATAAGGTTATTGGCAAACACCTCTCCATCCATTGTGACGGTTATCACGTCATCACCGCTGCCCGAGGCCTTGTCAATCGTTACCCCGCCTATTGGAGTACCGCTTACAGCTGCTGTCCATGCCACGGTTGAAGTGATAACTATCTGCTGTGTCTGCCCGGTATAGGTAAATTTCAATGCGTTTGTTGATACGGAGTACTCACCCTCACCCCATCTTACGATCTGGCACTTGGCAGGCTTGCCTGCGTCAGGATCAAAGCCCGATATCTTATTCAGGTAGAACAGTCCTCCCAGTTCATTGATCCTCACCAGCAGCCACGGGCGGAGCTTGCTTAAAGTGTAATGGTCAAGAAACACCTCTGCATCATAGCACTCGCCGATTGACGACATCATTTGAAACGGTGCCCAGTAGCCGGAGAAGTTGAAATGCGTCAGCACCTTCAGGAGTATGTCTGTCTCTGTGTCGGTGCCGTGGGTTATGGTTGTGTAGTCAGGATCCCCGCTGTCATAAAGCAGCATCGGAGCAGTAGCCAGCGCACCGTTGCCGTTAAAGTCCGTGTTAAAGAAGTTCTTTGAGTATTGATTCACCCACAGCTGACCGGGTAACATCAGGTCAAGGGTCAGCAGTTCCTTCTCTGCAGCGGGTTTCACAGGAGCGGTAACGGCCATACGCCCGTACTCTTTCGGCAGGTTGTCCGTGTTGTTGTACCCGATATAGTTGACTGACTCCTGACCGGGTATGGCAAAGTATTTCTTTTCCTTGCGCACCTTCCCCGAAAGGTTAACCGCCCCGGCAGATGAGATGTTTGCAAGGGGCACAAGGGTTATCTCTGTCCGGTCCTGGTACACGGCAGCACAGAAGAGTTGAGCGATAGCCTTGATAAAGTCCCACGAAGACTTACCCCCGAAGGTGACCATCTGCGAGCGGTCAACCACCTCACCGTTTATGAGCCTCTGCCCGGAGGCAAGTTCAAGGGTCCACGTCGCACCGTCGTACAGCACCCAGTTCCAGCACGGCATATAAAGTTTCTCAAGGTCTGCCCACAGGGTCGATGCTGTCACGTCAATCAAAGCGTCACCTTCCCATACCTTCATCGTCAGCACCCCCTCGGCTATCATCTGTGTGATAATGGCCGCAGCAGACAGCCATACCTCATGTGTGTGCCCGTTGGCTACCGAGTAAATGGTCCAGATAGAAGAAGCGATTGACCCCTCGAGTGTCCGGGGCAGGATGAATCCGGGGTTTATCCCTGCGTCGGACCCTGCCCGCAGGCTCTCGATAGCATCGGCATAGGCCGCATAAGTGAACGTAGCGGCACAATCAGCAATGATCTCATCCAAAGTGTACCCCTCGATGGCCTCGATGTACCTGTTCCGGGAGGTTATTGTCCCCTGGTATCCCTCTTTTGTGGAAGAAAGGACCTTGAGTGTCCCGCCTTTGATGAACCTCAGAGGACCGAGCCACAAATCCACGTCCTGAACATTGCGCACAGAAGATAGATCAGCACCCACAACGTCACCGAAGCCCATCAGTGACTTGTTCTTTGGGGTGAATGGCAGGGTCAGAGACGAAGTGTAAGGGCTGTATTTCTTGCCCGGATCTGAGAGGTTAAGATATTCCCAGTTGATTGCAATGGGAGCCTCGGAGATATCCGCCTGCCGTCCGTCTATGAGTATCCTCTTCATCAGAATCTCACGTTAAAGGTTTCAGGAAGAGTCAGCTCTACATTGAACGTCGCCCGTGCCCGGTCGCTCTTGAATGAACATCCGCCGCTTACCTCACACTCTACCCACGTGGCAGATGAATCCGCTGCACCGTCGGCACCGACAAAGAGATAAACGTGCCGTGAATGATACAACGCTTCAAGTAGCGGCCAGAACTGAGCATCGGCCTTAGTCGTGAGCACGACCTTCTTTGTGGCCTCGTAGCCGGTGATCTCTTTCAGGGTATTGACGTTTACCATTGTCGTGAACACTTTGCCTATCTCGCCGAGCTTCTTTGCAGACACATCATCCTGCCTGCTGCCGGTGAACGGGAAAGACACATAGCCCAAAAGAGGATGCTGCCACAGCACCGGGATGTAGTTCGGGCAGTCCGGGTCAAAGTAGATCACTATGCTCTTTGATCCTGCCGGGGTGGTTATGGTTATCGTGTTGGCTCCCTTGTCGAGATAAACAGAGGTCTTTGCAAACTTCAGCTGGTAGTATCCTGGTGTAAGGGTGCCTGAATAGATTACAGTTGCACCCGTGCCCGTGAGCGTGCTGTCAACCGTCACCGTGTCGTCAGCTGTTACCGTTGTGCTGTCTGCCGTGTATCCGCCGGACCCGCCTACCGTTCCCTTAGTGATCGTAACGGCACCACCAGCCCAAAAGAACAGGGCGTTATAAGTGTTCTTGCTCCATTTGAGATTCTGAAGGCAGGAGTTGGTATAGACACGGTAGAGCTTGAACCCATGTTCAGCGGGCATTTGCTCGGCAAGGTATAGCCAGTAGTGGTTAATCTCAAGGGTCTGCTCGTTGGCTGTACCCCTCTCAAAGTAAATGTCAATGGCTATGTCTCTGAAATACTCATCAAATGACTGCACGAGGTTGCCATTGATAAACTCTATGTCATCGGGATACTCCGAGCCGTCGAAGGACCGCATGAGATATTTCATTACGTCCGACAGATCGACGCTGAAGTAATGCACACTTGAAGCCGTGCGCAAGAATACCGCCTCAATGGTCACATCTTCGGTGGTTCCGTCAAAGACTATCTCTGCTATCGGATTGGTCACGGCAGCTGCGCCGGTCACGGAGAAGTAAAGAACGGGGTGCATGAAGGGGGACAGCAGATCGCCGTCGTCGCCCATCTCATTTTCAACTGCTATTGACATATCATTTTCTGAATAACCTTTCTACCTCTGTAACTGTCGCAAAAATGAAGTGATCCGCCAGCTGTGCCACCAAACCGTCAAACCACTCGTTTGTCACCACATCCTCCACTACGTCGCCGGGGTTGTAGCGGTTCGGTACCTGGATACCCTGCTCCCCAATTTTATAAGCTACGGCAAAGGCATTAGCCATAATGCCCTTATCTTTCAACCACCTTGCAATGAACCCCCCCGTAGTGCTATCCTCGTCTGAGGCCCACAGTGCAAATCCTATTAACTCCTTGACTGATTTTTTCTTGTTTGGCTTGCGACCCTGCTCCATGAACCACACATGATGCTCTGATTCCATGAATGCCTTGATAGTCTTGCCGTCATCACTCACCTCATAAGTCAGCCCCTTGGCATAACGCCCGGAAGCCTTTAATCCTTTCTCCTGGTATGAGGCAATCAGATCCTTTCGGGTCTGCTCCATGTAGGCGGTGACTATCTGAGAGGCGCTTGTCATAACGTCACCGCAGTTATCGTATTGGAGTTGCCGGAAGTGCCCGTGTCATTGTACGCCCTCACCCGGTAGTAGTAGGTCGTCCCAGTTGTCAGGCCCGTGACAAGGCTGTACTCTTTATTCCCGCAGTCCCGGTTTGTGACCACCAAAGAGGTAAACGCTGCATCGGTTGCCACATCAAGGTAGTACCCTTCGGCCTGTGTCTTGAGCCAGTTAGCCACGAACATTGTCGCTGTACGGTCTGTCGCAGCCGTAGCAGTAGGGGCGGGGGGTGCGCTGTTTGATGTGTTCGGGTCATAGGTGAACGAAAGATCACAGCCGATAACATCCGTATTCTCATCAAAGCGGTTCAGCTCCCGGAAGATCCTCGCACGGGTGACGGTTATCTCTACCGACCCGCAGAAAGTCTGTAATAGGGCTTCCAACTGCGCCCTGAGAGCAAGCAGCCTCCGGTCATACTTCTGTCGTTCGGTTTCGTCAAGGCTTGAATAGGTCCCTGCCGGGTCAAACTTCCTGCCCACCCAAAGGATTGTGCTGACGTTGTAAGCAGCCACCCCGCCGTTGTCAAGCTCTCCGTTCTCTTCAAAGGGGAACATACCCATAAACATCCCGTCGGTCAGGTCCTCCTGCGTTGCCTGCCAGTTCTGAAAGGGCTTAGCCCCGTACATGAAGGTCAGGGAAAGAGATTCAGCCACATCCTCAAAATACTTCACCGGATCAAACATTGTTCTGTCGTATTAGTCGTTTATGATACTCAGCGTCGGTCTTGTTCAGCAGCAGCTTGGTGAAGATGATGCTCCACGGCTGCTTACCCACCTCGTCATACTTCAGCACATCACCGCCGGCAAGACGATCCAGCGAGGTGAACCATGAGAACTTGTTGAACTCCTCAATCCCGGCGTTCATCTCTTTTGCGTCAGGCTCATATGAGAGGGACTGCTCTTTCGTGTTGATCTCTGTTGTGGCCTTCAGGATAAAAGTATAGAACCGTGCAATGTCAAACCACTTCATCTGCTCTACCTCTTCACGCTTCAAGTCTAAAGCAACCATGACCACCTCGACGATATCAGTCAGCCACAGGTATTCTTTGTTGACCAGGTCCTGGATCTGCTTGACCCTTCCCCATTCCCATTCCTGCGGGTCGATCTTCGTCAGGTTCTTTGCCCCTGCCTTCAGTCCAAAAGCCTTGTAAAGCTCTCTCTCTTCTGTCTCAAGTGCGACAAACTCCGTGAAGGTGTAGTCATATAACTCGTCCTTTCTCATCCTACGGCGCGGGTTACGGGTTGACGTACCGAGATCTCCCAGTACATTCTCATGATAAACACGTCGAGCCAGTCAGGGGACCGGCCAAGGCTTTCTTTGATCTTCTCCTTCGGCAGTATCCTCAGCTTGCCGTCTTTGTCAGCGTCGTAAGTCTTGAGCATCCCAAGCTCGGTTGATATCATCTCTCTCTCGGATTCCGGCAGCTCACATTCAATGTAGATCCCTCTGATCATCTCGGCCAGCTTGTACCCGCACTCTGATTTGAGGTTCTGATAAACCTTGTTGACGGGGCTGGAATTGTTGACAAAGCCCCTGCACCGTAACCCATCGACAACGCCACCACCAACGCCGTCCTCATCCACAAGCACGTCAGAGATGTTTATTCTCTCTGTGGTGCGCCAGGCGTTAATGATGTTCTTTATGTCCTCGGTTGATGATATGTTCAGGGCAGCGTACTTGACAAGCCTCAGTCCTTCCCACATCGTTATGATTGCCCTATCACTCCCGTAACGTGCAATGTCCGCAACAATCTTCTTCGGGCCCTTTGGTACAAAGTCATTGCTGAATAGGTCGCTGATCCTTTCGTAGTCAATCAATGCCGTGGGGTCATCTTCATACTCCCAGTTGCCAAGCATCAGCCTCTCACGTGTGGCCTTGTCTTTGATGTCTGCAAGCTGCGCCCCGTAAACCGAAGCCGTGAAAGGATTATCCCGGTAGAGTGCCTGAACGAAAAGGGTATCTTTGGGAAGGGTACCGTTCTTTGCGGGAAGGAAAAACGTGTTGTAAGTCCAGTTCTTTTTCGGGTTACCGGTTATGGCAAGGGTAGCGGGGATGTTGAATTCTTCATTGAGGTGCCTGCCGATACGAGACTTCAAAACATCGTAAGCAAGAAAGTGAATCTCACCGGCCTCTTCAATAGCCCCGTCAGAGTATTCCAGTGAGCCAAACCTCTCAAATAAGGGATCAGAGGGCAGGTACTTCAGGTCGAGCAAGTCAACCCTGCTACCGTTGGTAAACTCGATGTAGTTGTACTGGCCGTTCAGCTTCCACATTGCAGCGGGTATGCCGTGATGCTTACATACTTTACACCAGGTGATAAAGGTCGAAGTCATCAGCCTCTTCAACTCTTCACGTCCGATGAACGACTTGTAGCCCGGATATCTCAGGCAGTTGATCAGACGGGTTTCACAGAGCCACCAGGATTTTCCCGAACCGGCGCCGCCTCCGAAATAAACCTTGTTGTAATTCCGTAGCCCTTCCCATGCGAGATGCTGCTTGTAGGTAGGGGTGAGGTTAACCTTCATCTTTCGGCACTACATAGGTTATCTCAATCGGTTCATTCACCTTAACGGTGTGATCAGACTTCTCGGCAAGGCCAAGCTCGCGTGCAATGATGTTTGGATTAAGCAGGTCAGCGGCGGCTCCTTCGAGCTTCTGAGAGAAAAACATTCCTCGTATATGCGTTGTGATTACCGAATACGCATCTTGCTTTTCATACTCCTGCCACGTTGAATATGCCATATTTGCAAAAAGACAAAAGCCCTGAATAGTCATGGCTCTCATCTTTGGTACTTTCATTCTGACACCGGTCCCGAAAACCTTTTGTTCGTACAGAGGATTTTTTTCACACCAAGCAGCATACTCGGTAGCCTTGTCAAGAAGCTCACCGGGCTGGTACCTTTTCGGTTTCCTGAAGTCGTGCGCCAACTTCCAGTATTGATTTCCACGAGGTGCAGCACACATTACGCAACCAATTTAAGAGTTGTTTTATTCTTTAACTTACCCGTCAACATTGCCCCTAACGTACTTCTTTTATATCCCAGCAACATTGCAGCTGATAATATTGATGGATAAATTGTTCCATCGCTAAGATTAATAACCCTTACGGCATTATGTGGAAGCACACCGATAGTAAGGCCGTTCCCCTTCATGCGTTCGGATTGTTTTTTTCTTGTTGCCTCAGATGCTTTTTTGCCGATGCGAGCTCTCCTAATCTTATCTTTTGTTTCCTGAGACATGGCCTTCTTTCTTTCAGATTGAGCCCTCTTAAATTCTTCGGTGTGTTTTTTACCAGTATGTCTTAACGCAATAAGCCTTTTCGTCTCTTCAGAATGCCGGTATTTTTTTGTATCCGTCTGTTGAAGCCGGCAGTTTAACCCCTGGGGCCCCAAAACATCATAATATTCCTGCCAATACCTTTCCCTTTCATTGAGATCGACTCCGGCACAATTATCAATCAATTCAATAATGTGTGCCTCACATCCATACTTTTTGAGTGACGCATAAAGCCTTCTCTGACCTTCGCATTTAAGAGTTTTATACCGGGCAATTCTCACCTCGAAATCAATCGCCTGACCGATATAAATCCTCCCTGATGGACTTGTGATTTTATATATGCCTGTTTTCGGTGGTGCCATCAAAAAAAGTACTACTACGTTTTCGCAAATATACAACGTCGCAGTACTAAATGCAAATAAAAAAAATAACAGGGTGTTAAGAGAGTATAGTTACTCTGTATAAACAGTAGGATTTACTCACCCCCTTCCGTAGGTTTCCCCCTCTCATAACTTTGACCTGATCACAAACTTTATTTTTCTCACGGTAGGATCATGCTTGATCAAAAACGCCCGGTCACCGGTGAGATGCAAGGGGGCAGTCCAGTCGTCAGGACCGTCAGCATACAGTACCTGGAACAAAGTACCGTCATCGACATGCTGGTCAATGAACAGTGCTGTCTCAAGGTCTATTGCCGGGGTAATGGCCTCGCCGATACTGCCCTCAAACTCTGCGGTCATCTCTCTGTTATTTGGTTGCGAAGCCACTCAATCATTTTCAAGACTGCGTCTACCGTCATTGCCGTCTCGGTTGTTTCATAATCTCCGATAATTACATCAGCAT